TGCGCCCGCAGTGGGTTCCGGCCCGCCGGCCGTCCCGGCTGCGTCGTCATCGTCAAGGGGCTGGTACGCGGCGACCAGGAGGTCGGCCGCTGCCTTGGCCGCGGGCCTGTACGTGATGCTGAGCGCCTTGCCCATCAGGTCGCTGAACTGGCCGAAGTCGAGGCTGGACGACTCTGTGACCTTGCTCCCGAACTTCTCCTGCGCCGCGCGCACCTTCGGCAGCGCCTGCTTCCCGAACTCCGCCCCCTGGGCGATCCGGACTGCGGCATTATCCGCGTGGGCCCTGTCGTGGACAGGGAAGTGCCGCAGCGACCTCGGGGTGGTCTTCCCCTCGGCGTCCTTGCTGCCTCCGGGCTCAATGTAGGCGAACGCGGAATCCGGCAGGTCATTGATGCTCGCGGAGGTCATCGCTGCTTTCGCCGACGCCGTCGCCAGCTCGTTGATGGGGAACGGCGACACCGTCACCTCGAACAGCTTCAGCTCCTGCAGGAACCGCGCCGACTTCCCGGCATGCTGCCCCAGGTAGTGCTTCACCGCCTGGTAGGTGAACGACATGCCCTTCAGGTGGCCCTCGACCATCTTCGTCCGGACCGACTGGGCCTTCTGGTCGGAGGAGAACCGGGCCCGCACCCGCAGGCCGGTGGCGTCTTCCCGCGCGTCGTGGACGCTGCCGATCACCCCGGCCGTGGACAGGTCGTGGTCAGCGATCAGCGGCAGCGGCTGCCGCGAGTGGGACCAGTCGGTGAGCGTCTTCTTGAACGCCCCGGGCATGACGACGTCACCGTCGGCGTCCACGTTCCCGAACACGCTGGCGTAGCCCTCCAGCTCACCCGGGCTGCCGGAGGCGGCTTTCCACTCGACCGGCACGATCATGTGATCCGGCATCGGTGCTCCTTACCGGCCGTGGCCGTTGACGCGGGCCAGGTCTGGCCGCTTGCGCGCGAGATCAGCGAGGAACTCGCCGGCGTAGGACGCCACCCGGACCTGCGGCAGCGGCGGCGCCCCCGGCTCCAGCCCCGGCTGATCACCCGGCGGCTGCGCGCCGATCACGTCACCGGCCTGCGGCAGCGCCCCCATCGGCAGCGGCACCGCGCCGCGGGGCAGCAGGAACACGTCCCCGGCCGCGTCGGTGTCCAGGCCCACGATCCGCCGGAAGTCGTTGACCGTGATCCCGCCGTGAGACAGGGCGTTCACCGCCCGCTCCCACTTCGACGACTCGGCCTCCTGCAGGGCCAGCACCTGGCTGTTGTCCCACCGGACAGCCACCCGCGCCCGGCCCGTCCCGGAGAACTCCGCCAGCAGCCGCGTCTCCACCGGGTCACGGAACCGCCGCTGCAGGGAAAAAATGGCTTCTTCCCACAATTGTTTACGCGCTTCTTGGTAATTCGTAAAAGTGCTTCTATCCAATCCTACCTTTGCGCCGACAAGGATTGGGGGAACTTGCATTGCGGCACAAATGCGCGATTCTGAAATGGCCCGCAGGTCCGGGAACTCCAGGTCCCGCAGGTTCATCCCCAGCGGCTGCACGTCCATCCCCGCCTGCAGCACCGCTGGCTCACCGCGGCGGGCGCCGGCGAACGCGGCCTTCCACTTGCGTTTCAGCATGTCCGCGACGGCCTGCGTCGTCTCCGTCGCCGTCTTGATCACCACGCCCGGCACCGCGTAGTTGCGCAGCAGCGTGTCCACGAAATCGGTGGCCGAGTTGTCCAGCGACACCGCCCGCGCCGCCGGCCGCAAGGGCGGCTGCCCGAAATAGGCGCTCAGCGGGTTCGGGTACTTCACGTGGATGATGTCCCGGTACGCGATCGGGATGATCGCCGCCGTGACGTTGCGCGGGCCCGTCGTCGGGTCCAGGACATACCCGTAGGACCACACCCGCGGGTCGGTGGTCGGGAAGATGCGGATCAGGTCCGGGCGCACCGGCCACAGCTCCGCCGGGAGGCCGTCGCGGCCCCGCTGGATCAGCCAGTAGGAGTTTCCCGCCAGGTCCAGGTACGTGACGCTGAGCTCGAAGAACTCGAACTCGCCGGTCACGGGGTTCGGCCGGGAGATCAGCCGCCGCAGCCGGTGGCTCTCCAGCGGCTCCCCGTGCGCCACGGGCTGGTCCCCCGGGTAGACCCGCAGCACCGACTGGGGCAGGTTCTCCGCCCGCTCCCGGATGCACGCGTAGACGAGCTCGTTGCGGCCGTACCCCGCCGACGCGGACGACTGGTAGGACGAGTCCGGGTACAGGGCACCGTCGAGGTTCGGCTTCCCCCCGGCGAACGGCGGGACCTGGATGACGTTCTGGGTGCCGTCACCGCGGGGCAGCAGCAGCGCGGACGCCTTGCGCTCCGCCGCCGACCCGTCAAGCCAGCCCATTACGGCGCGGCCAGCCCGCGGGTAACGATGGCGGCATCACCGAAGTGGTCCTGATTCCATCCGCATCCGAGGAGGCACACCAGTCCCGGCGGAGGGCTGGTGCCGGCGCCATGACGGTAGAACAGCGGTTCACCGCAGTCCGGGCACGGGCTTCCGTCGGTGAGTCCGGGAAGGTTCACGCGCCCTGCCCCGTCAGCAGGCTCAGCCCGATCAGCAGGCCGCCCGCCGCGGCCACCCCTGCGCCAGCCCCGGCCCACAGGCCCAGCCCGGCCGGGACCAGCGCCAGCCCGCCGCCCATGCCCGCCGCCGCCACCGCCCGCCGCGGCGCCGAGACCGCAGCCGCAGCCGCCCGCCGCGCCAGGCCGCCAGCCCGCCGGGACGCCGCGGCCAGCACCGAATCCGCACTGCCAGGCACCAGCGCAAACACCAGCAAAGCTCCCGCAAGCAGCGCCCAGCCCGGCCCGGCGAGCACGTAAGCACCCGCGGAAGCCAGGCAAGCCGCCAGCACGGACCGGGCCATCAGATCTCCCTCACTGCATACTGGCGGGATGACCCCGCCGATCAGGCCATGGCAGAAACTGCCGTACGTGTCCTGTTACTGCTGTCCCGCCCAGGCCACGTACCGTGCCGCAGCGGCATCCTTGGTGCCCGATGACAGATACGAAGGCGACGGGATCGCGCTGACTTTCACAGACGAGCCGGAACGCGCGAGCCTGCTGGCCTGCGATGAGCATTTTGAGCAAGCCATGCAGTCAGTTAGGGAGACCTCAGACGCGGACGGCTCCATCGGCGGGCCGCTGCGGCTTCCCTGGCGGTGCTGGTTTCTCTATTACTCGACGACCGGGCGGCCGATCGGGGACTTCGCCGTGAAGCTGTCCAACTGGAGGTTTGAGCGGTGGTCGGCTAGGGCCGATGACTCCCTGATAGCTCAGAAAACGTCAGGCTCAGGCGGAACCTGAACCCCGAACGTCGCATGGCCGTGGCGGGCCAGGGTGACCGCCTCCAGCGGGCTCACAGGCGCCGCGGCACCGCGCCACGACCACGCCCACGCATCTGCCAGCGACCGGGTCCGGGCACCCTCTGCGGCCGCGTCCAGCGGCCCCTGCCCGAGATGCCGCCACCGGCCGTTCTTCACGTCCTGGGCCAGCGCGCCGCAGCCCTGCGCGTACTCCCGCATGGACGTCATCTGCAGCCGCCGCTTACCCGGCGGCGGGTCCTTCCCCGGCGCCGTCACCGCGAACCCGCGCCCGATCAGCTCTTTCGCGAACGCGCCGGCCGCCCCGGCCGGGTTCATCACCAGCACGCACGGGTCATGCGCATCCGCCAGCTCGCACAGCCGGTCAGCCAGCCCCGCCGTGTCCTCATGCGGCGGCTCGGTCAGCTCCCCGTGGCCCAGGCCATCCGCCCGGCGGCCCGCCACCGCCACCGACCACGTACCCGGCCACGGCGACTCATCAGGCTCCACCGCGAACGCCAGCGCCACCGGCCCGCTGATCTGCGACGCCGGGTCAGCCAGGCCCGCCCACGCCGCGACGAAACCAGCACCGGCCCTCATCCCCGACCGGTCCGGGACATTCCCGTACGCCCGGGCGAACTCAGGTGCTTCCATTGACACCCGCTCACTGCGGATCGCGTCCAGCGTGATCGTGTGCCGCCACTTCCCGCCGCCGCACCGGCACGGAGGCGACGGGCACAGCGCCGGCATGAACCCGAAGTAGGAGTCCTCGTCCAGCGGGTCCCAGCCCTCCGGCGCCGAGTACTCGAAATAGGCGATCCCGTGCCCGGAGTCCTCCCGGGCCGCGGCACGGCCCAGCTCCATCTGCCGGTCCAGCACCACCGACGCCGCAGTCCCCGCTGTCGAGCACACCAGCACCTGCGCATCAGCGATCGTGATCATCGCCGGGCCCAGGCCCTGCTCCCGGCGGTTGTCGGTGTCATGCCAGATCTCGTCTAGCACCGACTGGTGCAGCGTCTTGGAGTGCCCCGACGACGACGACGTCGACAGCAGCCGGATCAGCGACCCGTTCGTGAACGAGATGTACTCGTTGCCCATGCCCTCATAGATCCGCCGGACCAGCGGCTTCAGTTTCCTCGACCGGCGGATCAGCGGGAACAGCTCATCCAGCCACTTATCCCGCGCGTCCTTCCCCGACTGCGCCGTGAACGCCGACCGCTGCGGATGCGACCACCTCGGCGCAGTGCACCGGTGGATCTGGAACGCCAGGAACAGCGTCGTCTTCCCCGTCTGCCGGGGCACCGTGACGATGATCTTCCGGTAAGCCGGCAGCCCCGTCTGCCCGTCGATCTCCCCCCCGACCATGGCGATGTCCCGCTGGTGGGGCATGAACGGCTGGCCCAGCGCCGCGCCGATCCCGGTCAGCTCACCGCCGAACGACTCCCGCTCAGGCCTGCGCCTCGTCGCGTACTTCGGGGAACAGCTCGGCAAGAGCCGCGTCGGCGGAGCCGTCATCGTCATCCGCCGTCAGCTCCCTCAGCACCACGTGGTACTGCCGCCACAAAGCCGCATTCGACGGGTCCTCGTCAAGCGCGAACGCCATCGAGCGGAGCGACTGGACGGTCGCGGCGTCGACCTTCTCGACGCGGCCCAGGCGGCGCAGCTCCCTCAGCGTCTGCTCCAGCTGGCCATGGTTCGTAGTCCGCACGCACGCCCCCCCCGGTCAGCGAAAAATCGGCGCCGTAAATAAAATCCCAGACGG